CGGCCAACGCGGCATCGATGCGTGGCCTGCGTGACGCGATGGCGGCGCTGTACGACCCCACGCCCGGCCCGGTGGGTGACGACGCCGTAGCCCAGCGCGAGCAGATGCATCGCGAGGCATCGACGGGGCAGGGCACGTTGCCGCTGCGGTCACGCGAGTGATCTTTTCACCCCATCTCCCCGGTGTGCTGGACGGCGCGAGCGCGGGATTTTCGCGTGATGCCTTTGATCACGCAGCAACTGCGAATGACTCGCATCCGGTCAGCGGGTCCTCCCAGCACTCGTCCCTTGCGGGTAGCGAGGCCGCAAAAGCCGTGTAGTTAGCGACTCCCCAAGTTACTGAAAACATTGGGTTTCCTGATCCTACTAGAACCCTGACCCCCCGAATTATCGGCCGGCCCGCAGAACTGCGGGAGGTCTCCGAGGCGTAAATGGCAGCAAACTACGATGACGCGCTCCAGCAACTTCAGTCGGCAGGCCTGTCGGTCGAGCGACTGGAAGTTGGTGGGACCCGTCCGGTGCGATGCAGGGTGGAAGGCGGTGGCCGGGAGCGGCGTGGCTGGTACATGCTGCACGAACTCCACGTCGACAGCGGCGATGTCTTGATCGTCGGCAGCTACGGCGTCTGGCAGGGAAACGAGAACAACGCGCAGAAGATCGAGCTGCGCAAGACCGACGCGATCAGCAAAGAGCAGCGCGAGACACTGCGGCGGCGCATGGCGGAAGACCGCAAGCGCCTGGAGCGGGCGCGGGCGGCGGAAGCGGAACGGGCCGGTGCCCGGGCTTCTGCAGCATGGTCCGGGCTGGCTCATTCCGGCGAGTCGCCCTATTTAGCGAGCAAGGGCGTCGGAGCGCACGGCCTGAGGTTTACAAAGAACGGATCTGCGGTGCTGCCGCTGCTGGACGCCGCCGGCAAGATCCACGGCCTGCAGTTCCTGCGCAATGCCGCCCAGGCAAAAGCGAGCCGCCGCCCGGCGAAAGAGTTCTGGCCGGCTGGCCTGGTCAAGAAGGGCCACTTCCACCTGATCGGATCGCCCCAGCACATCGTCTTGATCGGCGAGGGGTACGCCACCTGCGCCAGCCTGCACGAGGCCACCGGCTATCCGATCGCAGTCGCCTTCGACGCGGGCAACCTCGCACCCGTCGCCGCGGCGTTGCACAAGCGGTATCCGAAGGCGCGCATCCTGATCTGCGCCGACGACGACGTGCTGGGGCGATGCCGCCACGATGCGTGCCGCACCCGCCTGGTGTTGCCACTGCACCCGACCGTCTGTCCGGCGTGCGGAGAAGACCACGGCTACAGCAACGCAGGTGTGACCGGCGCCAGCACGGCGGCACTCGAGGTGCAGGGAGCGTGGGTGGTTCCGCACTTTGCGGATCCCGACGCCCGCCATGCCGCGTACCTGGACAAGGGCAGCAAGCCCACCGACTACAACGACCTTCACGTGGCGGAAGGGCTGCACGTTGTCCGCACCCAGATCGAAGCCCGCCTCTCGGAATTGAGCTGGTCTGCACCGAAGCCCAGCGTCGCGGCACATCCCACCGAGGGGGGCGGGGCGAGCGAGCGTCTGCGCCCGATCGAGGATGTCGACCAGCTGATCAATCGCTACGCGCTGGTCTACGCGCACTCCGGCGCGGTGTTCGACCGCCAGGAGCACATCCTGCTGTCGCTGTCCGACATGCGGGACGTGTGCATCCGGAAAGACATCCACCGTGCGTGGGTGGAGAGTCCTCGCCGCGACATCGTGCGGATCCGTGAGGTTGGCTTCGATCCCACTGGCGAAGACTCCGAGATCACCTGCAACCTGTTTGGCGGCTGGCCGACCACGCCCAAGGCCGGCAAGTGCGACCGGCTTCTGGACCTGCTGTATTTCATGTGCCAGGCGGACGCCGATGCGGCCGGACTCTACGACTGGGTGCTCAAGTGGGTCGCATACCCGATCCAGCATCCGGGCGCGAAGCTCAAGACCACGCTGGTGCTGCACGGTCCGCAGGGCACGGGCAAGAACCTCTTCTTCGAAGCGCTGATGAAGGTCTACGGCGAATACGGCGACGTGATCGACCAGTCAGCCGTCGAGGACAAGTTCAACGACTGGGCGTCCCGCAAGCTGTTCATGATCGCGGACGAAGTCGTCGCCCGGTCCGACCTGTACCACATCAAGAACAAGCTCAAGGCGCTGATCACCGGCGACCGGATCCGCATCAACCCGAAGAACTTCGCCGCCTACTTCGAGCGCAACCACCTCAACCTCGTGTTCCTCTCGAACGAAGCCATGCCGGTGGTGATCGAAGAGGACGATCGGCGGCACTGCATCATCTGGACGCCGCCGCCCCTGGAGCCTGAGTTCTACGCCGAAGTTGCCGCCGAAGTGGCCAATGGCGGTGTCGAGGCCTTGCACGACTACCTGCTGCATCTGGACCTGGGCGACTTCGCGCCCAACAGCAAGCCACCGCGCACCGCCGCCAAAGACGAGCTGGTCAGCCTCAGCCTGGACAGCCCGATGCGCTTCTATGACGACCTGCTGGCCGAAGACGTCGTCGGGTTGGACCCTATGCCGGGCCTGACCTCCGATTGGTACGCCGCCTACAAGCACTGGTGTGGCGCGACCGGCGTCCGGCCGGCCCCGCAGGGCAAGTTCTGCAACGCCCTGAATCGAAAGCGAGGTGTGGAGAATCCACGCAAGGTCTATCGGATCGCCACCACCAGGCGAGGCCCGCACGGCTTCCTGATGATGGGTGGGGGTACGCCGCCCGATGGCCAGACCGAAACCGACTGGCTTGGCAACTGCGTCAGCCGGTGCCGCGAACAAGTCGACATCTACCGCGGGGTGAACCGGTGATCGCCGTGGCCGGGGTGTTGCGGGTGTTGCGCCCTGTGTTGCGGGCAGTGTTGCGCCCTGAAAGCCTTGCCACGCATGGGAGTTGCGCCAGTTGCGGCATGAATCCCCGTGTAGGCGCGTGCGCGAAAGGCAACACCGCCAAAGCAACAGCGCGAGTGATGCGCACACGAGGCCGGGTGCCGCAACACCCGCAACACCCGCAACACGCCCGTCCTGCCTGCCTCTCCGTGTTGCGCCACGAATTTACGCCCCTGTGCCAGCCCGCAACACCCGCAACAGCTCGCGCGGGCGTGCGATTCACCTCGCTACGCGTCCTGAAAAAGGGATGAGGAAGTCCTGATGGCTCGAAAGACCGCTTCCCCTGGCACCGCCACGCCTGCCCGGTTTGCCCAGCTGCTGGGCAAGGGCGATGCCTACCACGTCACACAGCTGGCAGCTGCCGGCCTGGTGCTGCTGACCGATGACGGCAAGCGCGTACGCGTGGACGAATCACTGGAGCGCCTGCGCACCACCACCACCGCAATCCCGGAGCCGCAACGCACCGCCACCATGTCCGGGTTCGCGCGGCTGCTGGGCGACGTCTCGCCTTCCTACATCACCCAGCTCAAGGGCGAGGGGCGGCTGGTGATGACCGCCGACGGGAAGCGGGTGCTGGTGGATGAGTCGATCGCCCTGATCAAGGGCACGCGGGATCCCGCAAAGGCAGGGGTGGCAGCACGCCACGCTGCCAACCGCGTCGCACCCACTCCGCCGACGGAGCCCGCGGCGGACGATGACGATCACGCCTATGACGGCCACGCCACGCGCCGCAGCCGCGCCCAGGCCGACAAGGCCGAATGGGATGCCAAGGCCGCCCAGCGTGACTACCTGGAGTCCATCGGCCAGCTGCTGCCCGCCGGCGACGTCGAGGCCGCGCTGGTCAACGCCGGCACCACCTTGCGCACCACGCTGGAGAACCTGCCGGACCAGCTGGCGCCTGAGCTCGCCGCCGCTACCGACGAAGGCCGCATCCGCGTGCTGATCTCCGAAGCGATTGAGCACGCCCTCGAAGAAATCGCCCGCACGTTCGCCGCCATCGCGAAGGCGGAGCCGGCATGACCCCGGTCGCATCCCAGCGCGTTGCCGGTGCGCTCTCGCGATCGCTCGCCCCGCGCAAACCCACCACCGTCAGCGCCTGGGCGGACGCCAACCGCATCCTGTCCAGCAAGGGCAGCGCCCGCCCGGGGCGCTGGGTCACCGGCACCAACCCGCCGCTGCGCGAGCCGATGGACTGCTTCAGCAACCGCAGCCCGGTGCGCCAGGTGGTGTTGATGTTCCCCATCCAGTTCGGCAAGACCGAGGTCGCGCTCAACGCGCTGGGCTACACGATGGATGAGCACCCCGGCCCGGTGATGGTCTGCCTGCCGGGCGAGGTCTCCATGGAGAAGTGGGTCGCCCAGAAGCTCGATCCACTGCTCACCGAGACCCCGGCAGTCAAGCGCACCCTCACCAGCATCGCCAGCCGGGACGGTGCCAACCGCCGCGGGTTCAAGGACTTCGCCGGCGGACAGCTCTACATCGAGCACGCCGGCAGCCCGCAGCGCCTGAAATCCACCACCGTCCGCACGCTGCTGGTCGACGAGCTGGACGAGTTCGCGGCCAACCTCAAGTCCGGCGATGACCCGGTCAAGATGCTGGACGGCCGCACCTCCGCGTTCCCGGCCACCAGCAAGCGCCTGTACATCAGCACGCCGCAGATGGAAGGCACCAGCCGCATCGAGCGGATGTGGAAGAAATCCGACCAGCGCCGCTACCAGGTCGAGTGCCCCGAGTGCGGCCACTTCCAGCCTCTGGAATGGTCCGGCCTGAGCTGGACCCCGGACGGCAAGCAGTGCTGGTACGTCTGCCGATCGTGCGAGTTCCGCATTGACGAACACCACAAGACGGCCCTGATCGCCGGCGGCAAGTGGGTGCCGGAAAACCCCGAGTCTCGGATCCGCGGCTACACCATCAACTGCCTCTACTACCAGTTCGGCATTGGCCCGCGTTGGTTGGATCTGGTGGAGGAGTGGCGCGACGCCCAGAACGATCCGGCCGCGCTCAAGACCTTCGTGAACGACCGGCTGGCCGAGACCTGGGAAGACCCGGCGATGCGGGCGGTCAAGCACAACCTGATCGCCGACCGCGCCGAACCGCTACCCATGCGCCGGGCGCCCGCTTGGGTTCTGGCCGCCACCGCCGGCATCGACACCCAGGACAACCGCCTGGCGGTGCACATCACCGGTTGGGGCCGCGGCATGCGGTCGTGGACACTGGACTACGTCGAGCTGTCCGGCGACCCGGCAGAGGAAAGCGTCTGGCTCGCCTTGACCGAGCTGTTGAACCGGCCCTTCGAGCACGAGCTGGGCGGCCTGCTGCGCGTCGAAGCCGGGTGCATCGATGCCGCCGGCCACCGTACCCAGGCCGTCTACGCCTACGTCCGACAGCGCATGGTCCGGCGCCTGCTGCCCATCTTTGGCGCCACGCCCAACAACGCCGGCGTGCTCAGCAAGGGCAGCATGGTGGACGTCACCTGGCGCGGGCAGCACGACAAACGCGGCATCAAGATCCACCAGGTCGGCACCGTTGGCATCAAGCACCTGCTCTACAGCCGCCTCAGCGCAGACACCGACAAGGCGCCGGCCGATCGGCTGGTGCGCTTCAGCGACGACCTGATGAGCCTGCCGCACGACTACTTCGGCGGCTTGGTGAGCGAGGTCTACAACCCGACCAAGAACCGCTTCGAAAAGCGCAAGGGCGGGCCGCGCAATGAGCCGCTGGACACCTGGGTCTATTCCTACGCGGCCACCCACCACCCGGAACTGCGCCTGCACCGGCAGAGCAAGGCCGACTGGGACATGCGCGAGTCGCGACTCATGGTCAGCCAACCGCACGAAGCGGCCGCAGATTCCCGTGGAACACAGGCGGCGGACACGCCCGCAAACCCCCAAAGACCCTCGCGGCCAAAGCCGCGCCGCCGTGGTGGCGGCATCGTCGACGGCGACTGGAGCATCCAATGAGCGACAACCGCGACATCGACAAGACCGAGGCGCTGCGCAGCGAGCTGGTGCGCGGCATCGTGGATCAGCTGGGCATCCCGGAATCGCTGGCCATGCCGTACGCCAACGGGTTGCTCGCCTACCTCCAGCGCGAGTACGCCGGCCAGCAGTTGTATATCCCGGCCGCGCCCAGGCAATACGACGTGTTGCAGATTTCCGCGGCGCTGGGTCGGGGTGTATCGGTCGCCCGCGTCTGCCGCGAGTTCGGGGTCTCACGAAGCATGCTCTACAAGCTTTTCCCCGGTGGGCTGCCGCGGTCCGAACTGGTGGCAACGGGGTAGGTGTCCACAAACTCAGGAAAATCGTGGACACCCGTTTCTGTAACGTAATGGTGGCGGGCTTTGCGGCGGCGCCAGTCCACGGTTTTCCTTAGATCGTGGACGGCAACACCGGCAACCTATCCATGTGCCCACCATCAATCAAACCCGCCTCACCGCCTACCTCGCCGCCGAGCTGAAGATCCTCCAGGGTCAGTCGGTGCGTTTTGGCGACCGTGAGTTGCGCCGTGCCGACTTGGCCGAAATCCGCAAGGAGATCGGCTTGCTGCAGGCGATAGTCGCCCGCGAGGGCGTAGGCAGCCGCGCCGGCTTCAAGCAAGCGAACTTCGGTGACTGCTCGTGAGCGACACGGTGCGCCGCGTCGGTCTGCTTGATCGCACGATCAATGCCGTCGCTCCGGTCTGGGGTGCGCGGCGTACCGCCGCCCGCATGCAGATCAGCGCACTGGCAGGCGTGCACGAGGCAACCCGTAAGTCGCGCAGCCGCAAGATCGCTCGCGACGGCGGCAGCGGCGACGCCATCGTGGGTCAGGACGCGGCAACGCTGCGCAACCAGGCCCGCCACCTCGAGCGCGACCTAGACCTCGGTCGCGGCGTCCTCAACGTGCTGGTGCAGAACGTGGTCGGTACCGGCATCGATGTTGAGCCAGCCCCGCGCATGCCGGGTCAAGCGGTGGATGAGGATCTGGCCGCCCAGCTCGACCAGCTGTTTGTCGACTGGTGGGAGCGCCCGGAAGTCACGGCGCGTCACGACGCTGGCGGGATGCAGCGCCTGCTGTGCCGCAGCTGGCTGCGCGATGGCGAATCCCTGTTCCAGCACGTGCAGGGCACCGGCCGCGGCCTGAGCCACGGCACGGCGGTGCCGTACTCGGTGGAAATGATCGAAGCGGACATGCTGCCGCTGGATCTCTACGACCCGGCCCGCGGCATCGTCCAGGGCATCGAGGTAAACGCGTGGAACCGCCCGGTGGCCTACCACCTGTACAAGACGCACCCGTCCAACATCTACAGCCAGCAGCTGCCTGAGACGAAGCGCCTCGGCGCCGACAAGGTCGAGCACATCGCACTGATAGACCGCATCGGCCAGTTGCGGGGTCTGAGCGTGTTCGCCTCGGCCATGAACCGGTTTGAGGACGTCAAGGATTACGAAGACAGCGAACGCATCGCCGCCAAGGTAGCTGCATCGCTCACGGCGTTCATCCGCAAGGGCCAGCCCGCCGAGTACGGGCACGGCGATGCGGCCAGCGGCATCCTGGCGCCAGAGAGCGAGCGCGAATACCGGGACATCCGCATGGTCCCGGGTCTGATCATGGACGACCTGTTGCCCGGTGAAGACATCGGGATCATCGACAGCAAGCGGCCCAACCCCAACGCCGCAGACTTCCGCGAAGGCCAGCTGCGCGCCATCTCGCGTGGCGTCGGCACCACCTTCAGCTCGCTGTCCGGCAACTACAACGGCACCTACAGCGCCCAGCGTCAGGAGCTCATCGAGCAGTGGGCGGCCTACGCGGTGCTGGGTGAGTGGTTCATCGCTCAGTGCGTGCGACCGATGTGGCGGAAGTTCGTCGAGACCGCCTATTACGCCGGTCTGATCCGGCTGCCCCGCGGCTGGACTGACCTGCGCTACCTGACGGCTGCCACGTTCATTCGCCCGTCCATGCCCTGGATCAACCCGATGCACGAGGTGCAGGCGTTGAAGGTCCAAGAAGAGCAGCTGTGGCTGCCCACCTCAGAAATCATCCGTCGTCGCGGCGGGGATCCCCGCGACGTGCTGGACCAGCAGGCCGTATGGCTGCGCCGTCGCGCTGCTGCGGGCCTTGGCCCGGACACCCCAACCGAGGGCAACGCATGAAAACCGCACTCCGCGCCTCCGTGCTGTACGCCGCCACCGCAGGCGGCCTGCATCAATCCGTGCCGTCCGTCGCCACCGTCTGCGCCATGGCCGGCCGACAAGCCGAGCTTCGCCTGTACGGGCTGATCGGTGATCTGTATTGGGACGGCATCACCGCCGACGCCATCGCCGCCGAACTGGACGGCCTGGATGTCGACACCATCCTGGTGACGATCAACTCGCGCGGTGGCGAGGTGGATCACGGCACGGCGATCTACAACGCGCTCAAGCGGCACAAGGCCCGCATCGTGGTCCGCATCGACGGCCAGGCCGGGTCCATCGCCTCCACCATCGCCATGGCTGGCGACGAAGTGCTCATGCCGCCCACGGCGATGATGATGATCCACGCGCCGTACCTGCTGGCGGGCGGTAACGCCACCCAGATGCGCAGCCATGCCGAGCGCCTGGATGCCACTGCCGCCGCGATGCTCGAAGCCTATGCGGCGAAAACCGGCGACCGCGACGCCATGAAGGCGCTGCTCACCGACGGCGCTGACCACTGGTTCACCGCCGCGACTGCGGTCGAGGCCGGTTTGGCTGATCGCATCGAATCGTTCGAATCCGAGCACTCCGAATCTGCCGCCGCCGCTGCGCTGGTCGGTTACCTGTCCGCCATCAGCCACGCAAATGGCGCGGTGGCAACGGCCCTGCGCGGCCACATCCAGGCGGCTGCCCAGCCGCGCATCTTCGCCTCCCTACCTGGTGACACCCAGCGGGAGGTCATCGCTCACATCGAGGACCCGTCCATGAAACAGCAGCTCCAGAGCATCTATGCCGCGGCCGCCGGTGGCAATGCGCCGTCCGCCGCTCCCGAAACCCCGCCCGCCCCGGCCGCCGTTGCAGCCCAGCCGTCGGCGCCCGCCGTAGCGACCCCTGCCCAGGCGCCTCAGGCCCCCGTCGCTTCCACCACCGACCAGGTGCTGGCCGCCCAGCGCGACCGCAACACCGAGATCCTGGCGGCGGCACGTCCTCACTCGGGCAACCAGCAGATCGAGGCGCTTCGTGATGAGGCGCTGACCAACCCGGAGATGACGGTCGCGGCGTTCAATGCCCGCGCCCTGGCGATCCTCGGCAACCAGTCCGTCCCGGCTGCCGGCGGCCCAACGGTGCAGGCAGGCGCAGACCAGCGCGACACCCGTCGAACGGCGATGGCGCAGTCCATCGACGCCCGCCTTGGCCACGCCCAGGCCGACGGCGCCAACCCGTACCGCGGGCTGGCCATGCGCGACATCGCTCGCGAGTGTGCCGCCGCGGCCGGCGTGAATGTTCGTGGCATGGATCCGACCGAGATCGTCCGCGCCGCCATCACCCACACCACCAGCGACTTTCCGTTCCTGCTGGGCAACACGGTGCGCCGCGCCGTGCTGCGCGGCTACGAGGAGGTGCCGGAGATCTACAGCCAGTTCACCCGCGCCATCTCGGTTCCGGACTTCCGCAAAACCAGCCTGGCCGGTCTGGGGCAGTTCGTCGGCGTGGACATCGTCCGCGAGGGTGGCGAGTACAAGTACGGCACGTTCAGTGAGATGGGTCAGGAAGTGAAGCTGGAGAAATCCGGCGCGCTGTTCTCGATCACCGACGAAGCGATCATCAACGACGACCTGAACCTGTTCGATGCCATCCCCCGCAAGATGGGTGCTGGCGCCCGCCGCGGGCTGGGCGATCGCGTGTTTGCGCTGCTCACCGGCAACCCGGTTCTCGCCGACGGCATCGCCTTGTTCCATGCGAGCCACGGCAACCTGGTCACGCCGGGAACGGCGATCAGCACGGCGAGCATCGACGGCATGCGCGTGTTGATGGCGACCCAGAAGGACAGCACCGGCCGCACCATCCGCGTCCCGCTGAAGTTCGTCCTGGTGCCGGTCGGGCAGGGCGGCATTGCCCGCCAGGTACTCGAGTCGCTGTTCGAGATCGGTGCCAACAAGAACAACACCGCCCCGAACTACGTGCGCAACACCTTTACCGTGCTGGAAGACCCGCGCCTGGACGAGGCCGATCCCAAGGCCTGGTACGGCATCGCCGACCCTGCGGTCATCGACGGCATTGTCATCGCGTACCGCGACGGCAACCAGAACCCGATTGTCACGCAGAAGGAAGGCTGGAACGTCGACGGCATCGAATTCAAGGTTCGCCTCGACGCCGCCCCCGCCATCGCCGACTTCGTCGGCCTGGCCAAGAACCCCGGCGCCGCCTGACCGACAGACAGCACCTCCGGCTGAGTCCAGAGGTGCTGTCGCTGGCAGCACTAGCCACCCCTGAAGCCATCCACTCGGAGCAACCACCATGGCAAAGAATCTCAAGGCGCTGGGCGAGGTGTATGACTACACCGCCACCGCTCCCGTCCTCAGCGGTGACATCGTCGCCATGAACGACACCGTCGGCGTCGCGCTCACCAATGGCGCCATCGGCGAAATCATCGCCGTCCGCGTCGTGGGCGTGTTTGACCTGCCCAAGGCCACCGGTGCTGCCATCGCCCAAGGCAAGAAGGTCTACCTGGACACGGCCACCGGCAACGTCGTCGGGACCGCGTCTGGCAACACGTACGCCGGCAAGGCCTACGTGGCTGCCGACAGCGCTGCGACCACGGTGCAAGTCGTCCTCAACGCCTGATGCACCGCCTCGCCACCACGCGCCCTGCCGCCCGCTTGCCGCTCCCCGCGGCGACCGGCGGGGCCGTGGCCGGCGGTGGCACCCGTTCCTCCGCCCACGCCTGACGAGTCCATGAGCCCAAGCCCGATGGATCTCCAGCACGCAGCCAACAGCGACACAGCCAAGGTCAGCGCCCGCATCCTGATGCCCATCATGGTCGGCGTGCTCACCCTGCTGGTCAGCATGCTCAGCTGGTTCATGGTCCGGTTCGTCAACTCCTACGACGACTCGCAGATCGAGTTGCGCCAAGCGCAGAACGCGGTTGGTTCGCAGGTCAACCAGATCGACAAGAAGGTCGACCTGATGACCCAGCGCGTGGACCAGATGCTGATCCGCCAGGTGGACCAGAACACCGGCGCGATCAAGGAGCACGCGCAGCGCATCGACCGCATCGAGCGTGCGGTGAAACTGCCATGAAAAAACTTTCCCTCTTCTCGCGCTGGCAGGAGTTCGCGGTCTGGATGCCGGTGCTGGTGCTGATCGCGCTGATCGGCTTCCTCGTGTTTGGCGG